GTGGAGTCATTGCCGCCGGTCGCATCGATGTGAGCCCTCGGCTCACGGAAGTCCCTGCCAATGTCCCCATGCGTGAGCGTAGGAGTTCCCGGATGGGCGAAGGGGCTGGTGCTGTCAATGGACCTGTTACACAGAGTGATGGTGTTGCCCGAAACGGTGATGACATCAATCGGTTCCTGAATGGACGAGCCGATATCCAGGATCGCAGTGTAAGGCGGAGCAGGCCATCCCGAGAGGGAGTTCACGCCGAAGCTGGTCTGAGAGCTGTTGATCCCCGCAGTGAGGTTAGTCTGCGGAACGTTGGTTGCATACTGCTGGCCGGTAGGCACAGTGTTCTCCTAGGTCAGAAGTCATAGTGAGACGGACGAGGGTATCGGTCCCTCAGCTTGCGGGCTTCCTGCTCCAGACGACGTGCGTACTGCTGGTCGAAGTAAGCTGCGACCCTTGAGGCGGAGCCTGGCTGGACGTACTGCGAACGCTCGGAGGCTTCCACAGTGGCAAGTGCCAGACGAGGACCCTCAAGCTGCACGGTGAGCTTGGCGCAAGCTCCCCACACGATGACGTCCTGAGCAGTGCTCGGAAGCCCTGTGACAGTCGCGAAGTCGTCTGTGAGGTTAACCAGTTCAGAAGGTTCCTTCTGATACGTGACCACGATCTGCCTGCCGGGGACGACATCGTCCCCGATGTAGAGGGCCTTGCCTCCGGTGAAGTCGATCGAGGATGCCTGTCCCACGAACCGCCAAGACCTGGCGAAAGGCCAGACATGCGACGGACCGATCAACTGGTGCTGGACATGGATCACTTCTTCGGCGTCAGCGGGAAGCTGGTACTCGTACACCACAGAGATCTTGGGGAACGTGGACGTTCCCACAGCCCATAGATCAGGGTACACAGACCGGATGGTGTCGTTGATCGCTTCCTGGATACGGATCGTAGGCCAGATGGGGTTGTTCTCGATCCGAGCATTGGCAGTATGAGACACGGCAGTCGTACCGGCCCACCCTCGCCCGAAGGGGTCCACCGTAATCTGCTTCGTGGTCTGGTTAACATTCTTTACGAGCATAAGCTCGTTGCCGTCAACCTCGATCTGGCCACGGGAGACCTGTGTGGTGTCGTCCACGCTCAGGACCAGGTCCGTATTGATGATCGAGGAAGTCAGGAAGGTGAACTGCTGCTGATTCTGCGAGAACCCCGCCACTTCCTGACGAACACGGTTCACAAGATCCTGGAGTGTGGGCATTGATCAGCCTCCGGAGAACACGGCTGAAGCCGTGGTGGCTCCATTGAAGTGAAGGGTCAGGGTCGTCGTCGGACCACTCTTGGGGTTGAAGTGAACCTCATGATCCGTATTGGCTGTGGCCACCTCACCCAACAGGGACAGAAGTCCCACGGCTGGAGTGTTCAGCGACAGCTCAGCGACCCTGGTACCGTCTGTCAGAGATGCGTCGTTGGTGATGGACACATAAGGATTGGCCGTCTTGCTGGAATCCCCGATAAGACCTGTCAGCGTAGCTGACAGGGACACCATGCCGTCCACCAGGCCATAGGCGTAGGGAACCGTGATGGTTCCGCCATCGGTCTCAGCGGATCCCCCGATTGGGTTGGTCATCAGAAAGCGCTCACCTTCACGTTGACGTTGCCACCCACGAAGGATGTGGTGACATCCGCGCGGTAATACCGCATTGCGTTCATGTTGTTGCCTGCTGCACCTGGGCTGACCAGGGCATTGCCTGCTGTGGTGAAGGAGAGGACTCCAGCGGTGATGCTATTGCCGGTCGTGCTGCCAAGGATGGAGGCAGTAGTCAGCGGGGTGAAGGTCGTGTTGTCGATGGATCCGAAGAACGTCACGGCACCTGCCGTGACGCCAGCACCAGCAAGAACCTGGAAGGTGGCCGACTGTCGAGCGGACCCGAAGTCCGCGACTGCACCTGTGGTCGTGGTGGTGGCGTTGGTCAGGTTCTGGGCAGGGTTGATCGCACCTTCGGCCACGAGCCAGCCGATGCCGTTGAGGCTTCCGCCTCCCTGCCCGACCGTGAGACTGGGAATGGTCCCGCCCGTGGTCAGGGTAAAAGGCTGCTCGGAGGCAGTGGCATAGACGTTGACCGTGGGACTTGCCCCACCAGTGACAGCCGTGCAACGGGCACGAAGGTTCGTGAAAGGGATGATCCCCGTGCTGTAGACAGTCTCACCAGCGGTGTTGGTGGTCGTGGCGAGCACAGTCCAGTTCGTGCCGTCGTAGGTTCCCTCAAGGACGATGGTCACAGTGCCTGGAGCACTGGGGAACGATGTGGTCATCGCAGCGTAGGTCATACCTACACCGCAGTCCCAGGTTGTCTGAGGGCTGTTCGGAGGGTTCAGAACCCCCGTCACGACACTGACCACGCCAGTAGTGAATGTCTGATTTTCCTGGATGCTTGCTCCGGTGTTACCCGCCATGAGCTGTCTCCCTGATCACTTGCATATCGTTGGACTTGTCGATCTCGGCTGTGACAGCCTTGACCATATCATGAGAGACCGCATCGTATCCGCCCTTGCCGTCCGGGATCACATTGAACTCCGAACCGTAGGCCATTCCGTGCTTCTCGGACTGATCCAGTGCGAACTGGATCTTCTTCATTCCGGTGCCGTCAGGCTGGATCCCAGCTGCCCTAGCAGCCGCGTACATGTCCAGTTCACGGTCCCAGAGCTTGTCCCTGGTCTTGTCGGCACCCTTGACAGACGCAGCGAATCCGATCATCTGGCGCTTGGACTTCATGCACTGAGCGTAGCTGTCATGATCCTGGGTCGGACACCCCGAAGAGCAAACCGATCCGCCGGTATTTTTCGTCTGAGTCATGTCCATCCCATAGTTCGCTTCCGGCAGAATCGCTACGCTTCACGTGTTCGAAAAGATCCCAGTCTATCGAGGCTATATGCCACGACACCTGACCGGCAGGGGTGTGAACATACAAGATCTTCCAATCTTCCCCGTTATCGGGATCTTCGCACCATTCGGATGGATACATCCGTGAAACCAACGAGGCGAGATGAGCACGTTCCTGATAGAGGCTATCGTAACCCATCAGTCGAACGCGCCTGTGGTCACCGAAGGTGCACCCCCGTTGGGGCTGTCACCAGCATACTCACACTTGGGCGAGTAGATCGTGTTGTTGAGAACCTTGCGCTCGTCAAGGTTCATGAGGTGGATGTCCCCACCCGCATACCCATCATGGTTGGACATGTAGTCCGACTGGCGGGTAGCCTTCACAAAGCCCTGGCCAGGATCTCCACCACGGGTGGAGCCCATATCACGTGACCTCTGCGCAGGATTGTACGCGAAGTGCAGCTCCGTGAC